GCCCGTGGTTTCTTTGCCGCTGCCGTGGGTTCCGCCGGTGGTTGACGTTGTGGCTCCGGTCGTTGAAGCTTCGTCCGTCTAATATGGAAATCACGCTCAAGCTCAACGAACAAGAAGCTAACAACATCATTCAACTCTTGGACATTGCGGTGAAAGCTGGCGGTCTCGCCAACGCTGCCGTCGCTTTGCCTATCGTTGAAAAGATCAAGCAAGCCGCTCAACCTAAATCCGAATGAAAAATTGGAAAACGACTGCTGGTGGCGTTGCTGTGCTGCTCGCTGCTCTTTCTGTTGCGATCAAGCAATCAATTGCTGGTGACATGGGTGGAGCCATTGCCGCTGCCGTTGGCGGTGCTGGTGCAATGTTTACCGCGTTGAAGGCTCAGGACGCTTCATCGGAGGACAAAAAGTGAGAGACCAGCTACGAGAATTCGGCATCAACATTGGCCTTCTTGTAGCTGGTTTCGCTGGCAGTCTCCTAACCGTTAAACGCGACGGTCATAAAGACTGGTTCACGACTGCGACCTCCCTGCTTGCGGGGACGCTGTCGGCTAATTATCTCACGCCCATCGTCGTTGATTTCTTCGGAATGAAGAACTCCAACACTCAATACGCTGCGGCTTTCATTATGGGTTTCTTGGGATTGCATGGCGTTGAGTTCGTCATTGATCGCGTTCGCAAGAAGTGAAACCCGAAACCATAATCAACATGATCGCCAACGGTGTTCTAGCCGCTGGCGTTTCATGTTTTATGATTCTGCTCTATCGCACAGATGGGGTTGCTAAACGATGGCCGATGACGGGAAACATTATGCTCCGCCTTTCGCTCACCGCTGTCGCTGCTGGTGCGCTTTTTAACTGTCTGACCGCATCAACTCCACCAGCATCGGAAATCCTGCTGAACTGTGGTCTGGCTGGATTGTTTTGTTGGGCTGTTGTTTTCCATTCAAAACTAATCAAGAAGGATTTAAGTGGACCCGCTTCTGAGCATTTCGCAGGGATTAATGAAAGCAGCGTTGGACAAGCTGCTGGAACAGAAGGATCAAACAAGTGAGGACGGAGCTAAAGACCCAAAGCTGGTTGCTCTGCTTGCTGCTCGCGTTGATGAGTCCGGCTTGCACCCCGACAAGAGTGGTGCTGGTTCCGTCGGGGGTTCCAGTAAGATTAGCGGAGCCGGTTAAAGCTAAAGTCTGGGCAAAAGACTCGTCTGGAGTTATCGTGAAAAGCAGGAACAAAGTTACCATCCCTGAAGGTTGGTACGCATTGCCGAAGGATTGATATGTCTCAACAAGTCATCAACGTTGGATCAACCGCAAACGACAACAATGGAGACACGCTCCGTGGGTCGTGGATCAAAGCTAATGCGAACTTTGATGAGATCTACGCTGCGCTGCCGATGACCGCTCCGTCAACGTGGGTTCCTACTTTGGTTGACTCCGGTGGTGGTCGCACGTTCAACTTCACGGTCAACACTGCTCGCCATACGAGCATCGGCTTTGTCTCCACGTTTACCGTTGATCTAACCATCAACTCTGTCAGTGGAAGCTCTACCGGAAACCTTCGATTGGGTCTTCCTGATGCGGTGAGCTACAACGCTGCGCTTGCTGTGTGGCTGGACAATGCCAACAACCAAGCGACCACCGCTGTGATTGCAAACGCTGTCGGTGGGACTCAGTACGCAGAGTTAAGCCTTTTTAACTCCGGTGACATCACAAGTCTTGGATCGCACTTGCAAGCTACCTCTCGGATCATCATTTCGGGAACCTACTTTACCGTTTGAACCTGATTGCCACCAGTCTCCAGTTGGGAATGACGGTCCTTCAGGGAGCGTTAGGGAATCCTGCATTCATTTGGCAGGGTCAATTGGTGCGCTGCCTTTCGACCACAATTACTGACGCAAATGCAGTGATTGCTGGCGGTTTTCAAGACAACGTTTCTACAAGACTGCTGGTAAAACTTGAGGATTGGAGGCTTGCTGACTCGACATTGGTTACCGTTGACGCAACTGTTTGGTCTTGCGATGTCGGATCTACACCGGATCGGCTGTTGCAAGAAAACAGCGGTTTGCTTTTGCAGGAAAACACAGACCGAATCATTTTAACGTTTGGCAAAATGATGCCGGTGGTTGGTCGTACGTTGATTTACGATGGTCGCACACTGCGAATTGTTTCTGCAAAGCGAGACGCAAGTGGCGGGTTTTACATTCTTGACCTAGCCGCAAAAACAAAATGACACCGACTATCACAGTCGATACGTCACGTTTTCAGGCTGCTTGGAGAAAATACCTTGCGTCCACATCGCGGAGCCTTCCTGCTGCTTGCAATTCAAGGATGTTTTACCTGCTGGTGCGAGTGTATTTGATTTTGTCTCCTCAGTCTCCGGTTGAAAAACGCAAACAATTCCGTTCAGCCTTGTACCAGAAAGTTTCGGTAAAAGGTTCAAAAGGCCGCGAGGTAGAAAGAATCTACGCTATCGTCAACTCAAAACGCCGACCGGGTTTGTACGGCGAAAAAATGCGTATTGCTGCCAAAAAGGTTTTAAGTCGAACAATCGGTGGCGTTGGTTACCTTAGGGCAATGACAGTGCGAGGAATTCGCAGGTTTCAAGGCTTCAAACAGTTTGGAACAAAAAGCCTTAAGACCGGAAAGTACAATAGTGCAAATAAAGCGGCCATTGCGCTTTCAGCGCAGTACAATGCCAAGCAAGAGTCAGTCGCAATTTACCGAGCGAGTCAGATTAAAGCAGTTTCCACTAGAGCGCAGGAAGGTTATTCACCCATGGCAACGCTTGAGGTTTCTGGCGCAAGCGTGCCAGTAATAGGTGGGAGCGTTTACTCTGTATTAAACCCGGCTTTTAACCGTTCGCTTGCCGATGAAACTCTTGAAATGGAAACGCACTGCATGGGATTGTTGGTTGATGCAGCCAACAAACAAATGGTGCAAAATGGATTTAAGGTGAACGAATGAACGCTGTTTCATTAAGAACCGAACGCGCCATTGTTGATTGGCTTTCTGGGCTAGATTGGTCCGCTTCTCCAATTGGGACGCCTACGTGCCTAACAAGTTTTGGTCACGGAGCGCATTCGGATCCTGACTTGGAGGATTCAATGCCGTCGTACCCTCGCATCGTTGTTAATGTAACGCGAGCAACTCCGGTAATGCCGTCCGATACAACCTGCGAAATGGAAGTGAGGATTGATCTTCAACTTTCCGCAGACGATACAATGGAATATGCGGTTCTAAAGATCGTAGAAATTTTTGATTCAGCCTTGCAGGATCTGTTCGTTGAAAATGGGGCTTTAATCCTTTCAGTCGGTCAGTACAACGAAAACGGTCCGTTTACAGCACAATTTGCGTTTCCAACGGATTTTGGTTCGACTGACATACAAGATCGTTCCAGAGTTTTCTCAAGAACGTTTACACTTTTTGCGTCCGCAACAACCTAACAACCAACTCACATGGCTAACGTCCAAGGCAAAAAATACATCTACGGCTCACCAGCCACACTTGCTCTTTACTCTTCTACAAATGGAGCGGCAGTTATGACTGGATACGTGTCTCCTGACATGGAATCGTACGATCTGTCCCACGAATCCGACACCGAAGAGGTCAAAAACTCTGCCGGTGAAGTCGTTGGTCACATTGCTTACAACAACCGATTGACTCTTACGGTCAATTTTGTTCCTGCAAGCGCAACAAGCGTTGACCTTGCAAAGCTGACTGCTCAGTTGCCCGATGCTAACGGAACGTGCATTATCAGCGGCGCGCCAGTTATTGTTGCTGGCGGCTATGCCGACGCAATCAACGCAGATACTAGCAACCGTTGGATTTACTCTGGTGGCGGTTCGATCAAGACCACCAACACGGGTAAAGCTACTGGAACGATCACGCTGAAACGTTACGCTGGAATTACTGCAACTGGTTCCGCGACTGTTCTTGGAACTTGAGCGTTTTAAATTCAATCCTAAGCTTGGGACATAAATGTCCACCGAAAGTTCTTGGGGTTCGCCTCAAGAGCTTTTGCGTGGGCCATGCCTTAGCTTTGCACAAATTAGAGTCGCCCATTATTTTTGGTGGCACCATCACATTGCCCGACTTGATTGAAGCCGTTGCGATTTGCACAGAAGACCCGTCGCAAGCGGAACGGATTTTTAATTCAAGATTTCGGTGGATCTTGCTCAAACTTTGGTCTTTCAGATTACGCCGCATGAATCTGATTGTGGAAAAATTGAAGTTTGAAAAATGGATTTCATCACAATCAAACGCGCCAGAAATCATCAACGACAGCACCAAGAAATCCAAAAAGCTGTCAATGCCTTGGCCTGAGCGAATTTTAATCTCGTTGATGGATCTTGGCTTTCGTGAAGAAACTGCGCTCAGAATGGCAGTTATGGATGCAGAACGGCTTGTCCTTGCACACGCTGAAATGCACGGGCAAGTAGAAATCTGGTCAGACGAACAGCAAGCTCTTTGGGAATACGCCCAAAGCAACAGCCGAAACTAACCATGGGAATTTTTTCAATCCTAGCAAAGATTGGCGTTGACCTTACTGACCTAAACATTGGCGTAAAAAAGGCCGAAAGCCTTGGAAAGCAGATGTCCAAGAGCTTTAAAAACGAAGCGGCATCGGCAATTGGAACTGTTTTCGCAGTCGACACATTAGCTTCGTTTGGAAAAGAGGCTTTGGACTTAGCTGGTAAGCTAAACGACCTTTCAGACCAGCTTGGTGTTTCAGTTGAATTTCTTCAGGAAATGAAATTTGCCGCCGAAATGGGCGGTGGATCTTTAGACGATGTTGGTTCAGCTATTCAAAAAATCACGCTTGCCAGATCAAAGGCATTGGCAGGAGACGAAGGGATGGTTGCAAGTTTTGAACAGCTTGGAATTTCTGCCGAAGAAATTCGATCCGCTAAGGTAGAAGACATCTTTACCAAAATGGGCAAGTCGTTTGAAGGAAACGCTAACCCGCAAGAATTGGTCAAAGCATTTACAGAGCTTGCTGGCAAGGGTGCTGGAGGTCTTATTCCCGCAATGGCAACGGGTCTTGCTGATGCAACGGAACAGGCTCGTCAGCTTGGTTTGGTTTGGTCAAATGAAGTTGTTACTGCCCTTGATGAAGCCAATGATCGTATTGAAATAATGCACAAAACCATGGTTGCTGGTTTGGGAAGTTTGATGGCAAATTTTATTGGTCCAATTTTTAAACATTTGGAAGCCGCTGGGGCTTCGATTCAGACGTTTTTTACCATGGTTGCTGGAGGCAGACAATTGAACGGAGGTTCGTTTGGCGATAATATCAAATACCTTTTCAGCCAATCCGCTCAGGCTTACACATCGTCTCTTGACGAGCAGGATCAAGCGTTGGCAGACAAGCGTGCTGCCCGACAAAAATCGGAACAGGCAAAAGCTGGTTTTTCAATGGAAGGTTATTCAGCGAATACCGAAGCGGCTAACCAAAAGCGTTTAGAAGACATCAACAAGTCAGTCAATACCACGTTTATGGGGGCTGGAGGAGATGCATTGGCCCGAATTGGCGGGTTTAGTGGATTCCAAACTTCACAGCAAAAAGTAATCGACACTCTTCGCACTCAAGTTGACAAACTGGAGCGGATTGCCATGAATACGGACAGAACTGCTAACGCTATTAGAGGCGAATAATGGCAAACATCATTTTTAGCCCAAATGGACCCAACCCGAGCAACTATGACTACATCATGGTTTCTCGGAGATTTGAAAACTCCGGATCTGGAACTGGAGCCGTTTGGACATATGTTTATCGCGGCAGCAAGGATGCGCTTCGTATTCAATCGCTGACTTGGGTAAATGCTGGTTGCAAGGTTTCGATTGATGAATCTGGCCCCTACGCCACTGCAACGGTCATTTTTAATGGTGCGGCATCAAATCCTGCTGACCCAATTGAAACGCAGTTTCAAGTTGGAGTTGGGCTTGAAACGGGAACATTTCGGTACGAGTTTAAGACAGACTACGTTGAAATGAGTTTGTTTTCGCTTCCAGCGGTGATGATGGAAGCCATGAAATATGTTAGCGTTTCCCAATACCGCTACGACATTGAAAACGCAGTTAAAAATGGGCAATCGTTGACCATTAACGCTCAAAACTTTCCATTGGCTCAAAAAATTTGGGCAAAGCTCGCACGTGGTCAGGAATCGTTTCCAATCAGTCGCGTTTCTCTTTCAAAGGTTGGTTCTTTTAGTGGCAGCAATGGTTTGCCTCAAATACCTGACGCCATGCCGCCCGTGTATTCAAGTGCGCGTCTGGCCTTCGATTACCAGTTCCCAGTTTCAGTTCAGCGATTGATGCCGCGACCTCCATCAAACCCGCTCCTACAGCCAATTCCCGGCACGCAATGGGGATGGCTGCAAATGAACCAGTCCACATCTTTGATTGAAAAATCAAACCAAGTTGAGCAAACGCAAACTTGGACTTTTGCGGCTTGGGATCTCGACATTTACCCGTACTACAGCTAACAACACTTACAAAACATGGCAGACGAAATTCAAATGACGGCTCGGCTTTACGCTTCTAAAAACGGAGCTTACTTGCCGTCTGTAACCTACACCAAATCGGCAACAATGGTTGGCACCGACATGGGTAGCCAAACCCAAGTTATTGGTTATTCTGCAGTCGAAGCTTTGGACGTTCCAGTGGACGTTACTTCGCCGTACAAACTTTTGATTTCAAATTTGGACAACACCAATTTTGTTCAGCTTGGATTTGTTTCTGGAACTTACACCATGCGAATTCCCGCAGGTGAAACGATGCTTATCCCTTACGTTTCATCCACGCTTTATGTGCGCGCGGACACTGCTGACGTGACGATTCAAGCCACTTTTTGCGAAGTCTAAAATCCTATGGCAAACGAGATCGAAATGTCGGCGCGGCTGT